AGTTTAATGTGCCTTGGTGGCGCAGTGGTTGGTTACGCTGGCGTACCTGGCGTTGTCCAGAAGCTGGCCTGGCTTACTTGAACTGGGCAAGCACTCTTACCAACGAAGAGTTTCTTGACGATGACAAGAAGTCTGAAGCTGTTCCTACTTATCAAGCCACTGCCGCTAAAGAGATTATCGAGCTTTATACTTGGTGGACTACTACATATCGAAATCGGCCAGACCCATACGAAATAAGTGGCTGGACTGCGGCATGCGAAGCAAGCCGCAGTGCCAATGACGGCAAATTAAGTTGGAGCGGTGATAAGAGTCCTGAACTCAAAGCCATGAGCGATGCCGCACACAAAAAACTTCGTGAAATTGAAGAGGCATACGAAACAGAAGACGAAGCCATGATGATTCGTCTTATCAAGATTAGACAAAGCCTTTGGACATGATATCACAAAAGGTTATCCTGCTCAAACAGGTCAGAGATAAATTGAATGAAGTTGGGCCGGGCATGTGCTTGGCCAAGTGGTCTCAACTTACACTGCATTTACAAAATGGGCATAACCACAGTTGCCATCATCCTAACACACATCTAGTGCCGTTAGAGGAGATAGCAATTGAGCCTAGTGCCTTGCACAACACTAATTACAAAAAGTCTGTAAGAAAACAAATGATGACGGGCGAACGTCCTAACGAATGTCATTATTGTTGGAATGTAGAAGATAGTGTACCCAAGGGTCGAGATGATATATTCAGTGACCGCGTGTTAAAAACTAAAGAGCCCTGGTCCTTAGCATTAAAAGATAAAGTGATGGAACTAGGATATAAAGGCAATATCAATCCTAGCTATATAGAAGTCAGCTTTAGTCACGGGTGCAATTTAAAATGTGCTTACTGTAGTCCTCATATCAGTAGCAAATGGATGGAAGAAATTAATCAATACGGTGGATACCCGACTAGTAGAAACTATAATGATCTAGCTCATATCAAGTTCCAAGGCAAAATGCCAATTCCAGAAAGAGAAGATAATCCGTATGTTGATGCGTTCTGGGAATGGTGGCCAGATCTTTATCCATCATTGCATACATTTAGGATTACCGGTGGCGAGCCTTTAATGACCAAACATACTTTTAGAGTTTTGGATTATATTATTGAACATCCTAATCCTAAAATGGAATTGGCAATCAACAGTAATTGCGTAGTAGAGGATAAGCTGTTTGATAAATTTATAGAAAAGGTACAACTGATAGAGCAGAAAAAATCAGTGCGCTCAATTACATTGTTTACTAGCTGTGAGGCACACGGAGCAAGAGCAGAATATATAAGAAATGGATTAGATTATAACAAGTGGTTATCTAATTGTAATAAATTGCTGACCTTAGTTCCTACTATACACTTTTCAATTATGAGCACCTACAATGCTCTTTCGGTAACATCATATATAGATTTTCTAATCGATGTATTGGATCTCAAAAGACAATATAACAATGTTCATAGAGAAATAGGAATTGATATTCCTTATTTAGATCACCCCAAATGGCTTAATGTGGGTATACTTACACAACAATTTAAACCTCTTATTGCTACGCAATTAAGGTATATGAGATCTAATTTAAAAACTACACATATTCATTTTGGTTTTAGAGAAAATGAAATTGCCAAACTAGATCGAATTCAGTATTTACTTTTGGATGAGCCCGACCCTGTAAATCAAAAAGATTTTGCATTGTTTTTTAACGAGCATGACAAACGCAGAAACACAGACTTTTTAACTACTTTCCCAGAAATGACTGATTTTTGGCATTATTGCAAGAGCTTGACATAAGTACTCTTCGGTGTTATAATAGTTTTATTGTTTAACACACTAGGAGCAAAAATGGCTAAAGTAGCAACCAAAACTCGTGTAACTAAGAAGCAGGTTATTGCACACCGTACTCGTGTTGTCAAAGATTACAGCCCAACTTGGGAAGGTGCCGAGTTGCTTTCTACAGATGAGTTTAGCAAAAAGTTCCGAGGTGCAATGGATTACTATCGTCTAGAGTTCAACGGTAAGGACTTGAAGCCTGCAGTGGTCAAGTGGATGACTAGTGTAGGTTGTGCCACCCAAGATATTTCAGCATTTAAGAAAACTAAAGATAGCCGTTGCGGTGGCACAATGGGTGCTATCGCTTCATGCTTACTTCGCGGCATGCCAGCTGTTCGAGCAGACTTTAATGAGGGACGAGACACAGCCGCATGGCTAAGGTTGCAGATCGTGCAAGTGATACAGGCAGGCAAAAATGATGCACAAGAAGAGGAAACACAAGAAATCAAGCCTGCAGTTATACAGCCCAGTATTCAAGATAGATTGCGTGAAACTGCCTACAAGATGACAGAAGAAATCGAGTCCGCTATGGAGCAGTGGAAAACAGATCCGGACAGTTTTGACCCCAAGGCATTTAAAGTGATTAATGTCCTCAAAGGTTATGATGCAAAGGCCGCGCATGCTAGAGTGATCCGTGAGTTTTATCAAAGCTCGCTCAATGAACTTTTGGAATTGGCTGGCTCAAGTCCAGATCCACAGTTGGTTGAGGGTTACAGCCACCGCAGTCGCAAGCAGGTGCGCAAACTGTTGGACTTTCTCACAGAAGTGAATGAAGCATGCACCATGCTGATGCAAGAAGCCAAAGTAAATCGTGCTCCTCGTGCAAAGAAGGCACAACCCAAAGAAAAGATTGTTGCCAAGCTAAAATACATGAAGATTAATGAGCCACTAAAGTTGGTAAGTATCAACCCAACAGATATTATTGGGGCTAAAGAATTATGGGTTTACAATAGCAAAACTAGGAAGCTGGGCAAGTATGTGGCCAACGAGTACATTGAATTGGGTGTGAAAGGTGCTTCCATAACAGGTTTCAACGAAACAGCGAGTGTGCAAAAGACCATACGCAAACCTGAGGAAAAGCTCAAAGAGTTTAAGGCTGCAGGCAAGGTGCAACTACGCAAGTTCTTGGAGGATATCAACGCTACAGATACCAAAATGAACGGTCGTATAAATGAAGAAACCATACTGCTTAAAGCAGTTTGAAACACATCGGGCATAGATAAATACTCTAAAGAGAGTGTTTTCTATGGCCCAAAAATTCGAAAATCTAACTAACACCTGGACCGGTGGTCCTGAAATTGATATAAACGGTGCTGGCCTCAGCTGGGAATCAAGTGCTGGAATTGTTAAGCTGGTATACCGCGTAGGCACCAAAGTTTGGACTAACGGTGACATTGACTTAGAAGAAAGCCGTAGTTATAAGATTGGCGATATCAGCGTTCTTAGCCAGGGCGAGTTGGGTGCAACTATTACTTCAAGCAGTCTACAGGAAGTAGGCGCACTGCAATATCTTGATGTACTAGGTGATACGAGTCTAGCTGAATTTGCCTACTTTAATGCAAGCTCACAGCGTTTTGGATTGAATACCTTTACTCCAAATGCCAAACTCAGCATTCTGGATAATGATATAGAAATTGTAGCAGGATCACTAAAGTTTGGCTCAGCCAGTATTGGCACATATACCAATCATGATTTGCACATTATTTCTGATAACACTCCAAGAATCACATTAAAAAATACCGGCGAAGTGGTCATGGGCAGTGCCGTAACTAACAATGCAGATGTTTACATCTATGGCAAACTAACTGTTCAAACCATAATATCCGACACAAGAGTTGATCGTTACAGCCCATTAGAATTTATTGCCAAACGAGACACCAGTATATATGGCCAAGGTCTTTTGTGGTCAGGCACGGGTGCGCAACGTCACTTGATCATGATGGCCAATCCAGATAGATTACAAAGCAGTGAGCATTTTGAATTGGCTCGAGATCGTTCTTATTACATAGATGAAACCATGGTGCTGAACGCTACCACACTGGGCAATACAGTAGTCAATTCTAGCATCAGCAAACTGGGCACACTAAGCAGTTTGGCTGTCCAAGGACCTGCAACCTTCCTCGGCGATATTGATGCCACACACAGCAATATAAGAGCCAAATCTCTATTGTTGACTACTGGACTTCAAACTCTTACTGTGTCCGGCAATAGACTTAACGCCAGTGACCATTTAAGTGTTGCAGTGGCGGAAGACGAAGTGTTTTATGCAGACTCAAGAGACATCACAATTGGCAACAGCCAAAACAAATCCAGAGCAGTAAAAATCTTTGGACAAGTGTCAGTGGGCGTGAACAGTGCAGACAGCGATGTGGAATTTGCAGTGGGTGGTAATTACAGCCTAGGTGGCAAAAAATTCATTTCTGCCACGAGTGCGCCTAGCCAAGGAACTTTTGCCAAAGGCGATGTATGTTGGAATGAATCTCCAGCGCCCGGCAATTATGTTGGTTGGGTGTGTGTACTAGACGGTGCTCCCGGCGAATGGATGCCATTTGGTGCAATCAACTATCAATAAAGTTGACATTGCGAAAAAATAGTATATAATAAGTATATGCGGACTTAGGCATTCATCCCGCAATATAAATTCTGCATGTCATTGCTTATTCAAGGAGAATACAATGGCAAATTATCTTTCTACAAAAACATACGGAAACGACCGTGGCTTGTCATGCTGTTTTAGACAGTGGCGATCGCAACACAGCCACTGTAAATTATTGCATGGTTACAGTCTTGGAATCAAATTGATTTTTGAAAGTGAAACACTAGATGACCGTAATTGGGTCATGGACTTCGGCGGACTCAAGGCCTTCAAAGAGTGGACAGAATACATGTTTGATCACACTTTGGTAATGGCATTGGATGATCCTGAATTCCAAACACTGATGCTGTTAGACGGCAGTGTGGCTGACGTGAGAGTGGTAGATGCTGTAGGCTGTGAAAAGTTTGCTGAACTGTGTTTTAAAACCATGCAAAGCATACTTGAAGCATTTCAGCAGGGACAGTCTTGGAACTTGTTGGCACAGGACGGCACTGTGAAAAACACATTCACTGCTAGGTACCCAACTGGAAAAGGTGTCAAACTACGCTCTGTAGAGGTATTTGAACATGCGGCTAACTCAGCTACTTACGAGGGTTAATCCGTACATTGAATGGATAGCCACTGCATCTTTCTTGGGTTCAGTGGCACTTACATCGCTGAATGTTTATCCTCAGTATCTTTACCTTAGTCTTGTAACCAATCTGTTATGGTTGGCAGTGGGCTTGATTTGGCGCAAATGGTCCTTGATCATAGTTGAGGCTGTGGTGTGTATCATGTATGCCATTGGCTTGATAAAATATTGGATGAATTGATGAAACAGTTTTGGAGACTTTGGGCCAAAGCACTGGGTGAAAAGTCAGGCACTACTAATGATGAATCGGACCGAATCGCTTGCATTAGGACCGTAATTGTGTTATCATATGTGCTTACAAACATTTTTATTATTCTCGGTGTCGTGAGACATTGGTAAAGGCACACATGAAACGTATAGGTTTTGCTTGCAAGTGGTTAGATGATCCCAGCGAAGTAAAAGGCATGAAGGTCAATGCCGCCAACAGAGAGCTGAATGGTAGGTCAACTACCATGCGTTGGCTACGTGAGCATCCACTAGAAGCCGAACAGCGGCAATATGACATCATGAATCACAACACCGCGGCTGCGGTCAAAATGATAGAACGCATTGCCACACTGCCGCCTGAAAGACGCATGGTGCGTCTTGGTTCAGAAATGTTGGCTGGCTATACTGAAAAAGATTGGATCGTGTGGTGGCAACGTAAAGAAGTGCAAGATCACTTAGAACGCATATTTGCACCTGTAGGTGAGGCAGCTCGCAAGTATGATGTGCGTATCAGTTTCCATCCTGGACAGTTTTGTGTGCTAGCCAGTGAGTCCGAAGAGATCCGTGATCGCAGTGTGCAAGAATTTGAATACCATGCAGACATGGCTCGCTGGATGGGCTTTGGCAAAACATTCCAGGACATGAAGATCAATGTGCATATTTCAGGCAAACAAGGTCCTGCAGGCATACGTGAAAGTTTGAAACGTCTCAGCCCAGAAGCCCGCAACTGTATAACTATTGAGAATGATGAAATGAGTTGGGGTGTAGATGCCAGCATAGAACTGGTTAAAGATTGTGCGCTGGTTTTAGACATTCACCATCACTGGATACGCACTGGCGAATACATGGATCCCACAGATGACCGAGTTAAACGCATCATAGATTCATGGCGTGGTGTACGACCTGTATGCCATTACAGTGTTAGTAGAGAAGATGTGTTGATTGATCATGTCAAGGATGTTGCGCCCGATCATGCTCTACTACTTGAACAAGGCTACAAAAAACAAAAGATGCGAGCGCACAGCGATTGGTATTGGAATCAACCCGTGACTGATTGGGCTCTCGGCTTCTGGGAGAACTTTGACATCATGTGCGAAAGCAAGGGTAAAAATCTAGCCAGTGAGCAGGTTTACAATAGAGCACTGGAACTGGATCTTATATAGGAATACTGCAACAACCAGATGGCTAATAAATTTTCTAAACCAGGTCGATCCGGTGGCAACAATCAGCGATCACAAAATAAACACAAATCAACCAGTCAAAAATTGTCAAGAGAACAACTGATCTTTAGATTGGAAACTCTTAGGGAAGAGTTGGAAGAAAATCCTAACCTTGACGCTAAACGCAAGGCTAGGATTGAAGAAGACATGCTAAATTACAACACTCAGCTGAGTAGATTTTGACTATTTGGCCTCGGGCTTTTTAACAGCTGGTTTCTTTTTGGCAGCTGGTTTCTTTTTGGCAGCTGGTTTCTTTTGGGCAGATACTACAGATTCAACCATAGCCTCAGTGGCTTGCACAGCAACTGGAGTTGGCTCTGGTATGTCCACTTTGTATGGTGCTTCTTGCTGAACTTCTGCTTTGGGCTTGATGCCAAACAATTTTTTGATGTGATGTAACATAGTTAAATCTCCGTTAAGTATGTATTTATAGATATATATCGATATGCACAATAGGATATTTTGATGATTATAGAAAGAATTATGTGGATATAAAATTTTAAATAAATATGCTATGTACAATTTTATCAAACATATCACAATCAACGAAGGCTCTACACCCAAGACTCTAGAGCAAACTCCGTTGCCTTACAGCAGAACAGCTTTAGCACCTGTCAAAAGCAAGGCCACATTGGATTATCACTATGGCGAATTGTACAAGGGTTACGTGGAACGCTACAACAAAGGTGAAGGTGATCCAGATTTCAATGAAGCAGGAGCCTTTTTGCATGACATTTATTTTAGACAATTCAAAAGTCCCAGCACAGGTAACTTGCCCACTGCTATATCTCTAAACTTTATCAACAAGCATTTTACCACCTTTGACAACTTCAAAGAAAAGTTTGAAAAGGAAGCCATGAAAATACAGGGATCAGGATGGGCCTACTTGGCCAGAGATGGCTCCATCAAGACCATTAGGAATCATCAGATCAAAATGGATATTATATTGTTAGTTGACTGGTGGGAGCATGCATGGGCCTTGGACTATCAAAGCGACAAGAAAGATTACCTAAATAACATTTGGCGCATCATGAACTGGAACGTGATTGGTTCTAGAATTGGTCAATTGTCTTGAGACTGCTCACAGGCATGTCCCACACTTTCCGACTTTCCACACCCTTTTCCTGCGCAAATTTTTTAGCATCACAGTTGCCGCACACATGGTAGTAACTGTTGCAAAGGCGTTTGGGATCCATGTTGCCCTTGTCTCTCTTGAAGAATCCCTGGCAACAATCACACTGAAACAACAGCACGGTTTTTTTCCGTAGATAGGTATGCACAGTGCCGTACCTACTGGTACGATAATGCGTATTAGATTCGTATTCACACGCTATGTACATGCAAGTATTTACATTAAGATTATAAAATACTATTGATAAATACCATATCGAGGGACTACTGTGATCACATTATCCGCATCAGCCAAAGTTAAAATACAAGATTTACTTTCAGAAGAAAACAATCCTAAACTGTCATTACGCACATTCGTGCAGGGCGGCGGGTGCAGTGGGTTCAACTATGGATTCACATTTGATGACACTGCAAATGAAGATGATTTTCAAGTGGACTGTGGCGCTTGGAAGGTGCTAGTGGACGGCATGAGCATGCAGTATCTGCAAGGGGCAGAAATAGATTACAAGGAGGATCTTGCTGGCAGTCAGTTCGTCATCAAGAATCCCAATGCAACTACCACATGTGGTTGCGGTTCAAGTTTTGGAGTTTAATATAAATGTCACAACAACTGATTGATATTGGTGTACAAGGCAATGACGGTACTGGTGACAGTATACGAGAATCTTTCCGCAAGGTAAATTCTAATTTCACAGAAATCTATGCTATTTTTGGCGCTGGTGGCAAGATTGGATTTACCAATCTAGCAGATGCTCCCGCATCATACGGCAACAGCCAAATCATAATGAGCAACACCACTGGCAGTGCCCTAACTGCTAGAACACTCAATCCAGGTGCGCACATTAAAATCGATACCACAAACAATTCAATAGTGACCATTTCAGCTGATCCTTCTGGATTGGTCAATGATGGCGCACCCAAGCTGATAGCGCCACTCAATGCCAACGGCTTTGCTGTTGGAAATGTGCCTAATCCAGATCAAAGCGTGGTAAACACATTCAACACTTTGTGGGGCACTAGCATAACTATCAACGATCTAGTGATCAATAAAGGTTATGCCGACACACACTACGTGCCATTGACAACCACAGTGACTGCCAATGGAGGCAGTGTTTCTTCTGTAAGCACAGCCTTGCGTATAAGATCACAGCCTTTGATACCTCAGATCACAGATGCTGACTATGATCCCACTTTGACCAGCAACTATGTGGCCACTGAAGCCATGCAGAGAAAAGACACAGTGTATCGTGGCGGTGACAGCATGACAGGTGCATTAGTACTTAATGATCACCCTAGTCCTGTAACGGGCACTGGTCCACAAGATGCCAGCAATCGTACAGCAGCCACCAAATACTATGTTGATCAAGCCACCTACTCCAGTAATGTCAATTTGTATGTGACTACCAGTGGTGACGACCTACAGCAAAAAAGCCCAGCCGGCAAGGAAGGACGTTATTGGCAATATGCATATGCCAGTATCAAGCAGGCATGTTTGGCTGCTGAAAATTTACAAAACTTAGCACAAACCGAACCAGGACCATATCGTCAACGCATCAGCTACACACTGGGCGCCAATGAATACTTTTCAACTGTGCAAGGCACTCCCACTCTGACCGGAGGTAACAGTGCAGTTCCAGGATATCCTGATGCAAGAGCTTTGTTGGAAAACAACATAACATTTATTCAAAACGAAGTTGTCAGCTATGTCAATAACAAATATGTTAACAGCTTCAGCTATGACAAAAACGCATACCTGACTAACTTTATAAATTTGATAGACGGCGTGACCTATGACCTTGTTGTGGGCAGTACCTATAATACCACAAGAGTGGCTACAGGAATCGTGGCAACAACAGGTGCTACCAGTCTGGCACAAACAGTTGATGCGCTTGAATACATTAGACAAACAATTATATCTTACAGTTATCTCAGTGCCAACACCAGCACCTATATCACCAACGTGATCAATGCGTTGTGCTATGACCTGGTGTACAATTCTACCTACAACAGTTTGCAACAGGCTCTGCTGTTTGGCAATGCCAACACAAATTTATCAGTGACGGAAGCCAATGCCATACTGACCAATCTGGGCAACAATATTCTTGGTCTGCAGGCCACTCCAAATATTTCCAGTGGAGCAGTAGTAACCACGGTTAGCGGTGGTATCAATAGCAATCTGGTCACAGTGGGTTCGCCTACCGGCATCGTGACCGGCATGATTGTAAGCGGTCCTGGTATCGGATCTGGCGCCACAGTGTCAGCCATCAATGGCAATGTTATCTCACTGTCTCAAAGCAGTACAGCGGCAGTTTCAGGCAATGCCACATTCGGTATCAATGCAATTAGTGTAACCAGTGCCAGTGGCATTGCAGCCGGACAGCTAGTCACCGGAACTGGTATCGCTAATGGCAGCACAGTTAGCGGAGTATCAGGCACTATCGTTATCCTTAATTTGCCGTTGACTGCTACACCGTCAGGACAAGGCAGATTTGCCATATCAACATTGGCTGGTCAAAACACCACGGCCACTACCCGTTTGAGCAACAGTATAGCAGCCATTGAAGCTATCCTGCTTACTGGCACAGTGAAAACACCAACATTCAATGCAATCGTTGGCACTACCTCAACTGGCCAAACCAGTGCGAGGGATCTACTGCTGACTAATATTCCTTTCATACAGGCTGAAGTAATCAGCTTTATAGGAGCCAACTATCCCAATCTGTCTTACAGTCAAACAAAATATAGAACAAATGTGCAATACATCATATATGCTTTGGTATATGATCTCATGTACGGAGGCAACACTGCCACTGTAGCTCTGGCTAAATCTTATTGGAACGGTGCTACCAGCACAGTGTCAGCTCTTGAACTGCCAGCTGTGATTGATGCGTACAACTACATCAACACTCTTGCACAGGCTATTATTTCAAATACTTCCCTGCCCAAGCAGTACCAGCTCAGTATCATACAGTATCAAAATACCACTCTAGTAAACGGCGTGAATTTAAGCACCAGCGTGTCATCAAACGTGGCCAATCTGGTAAGTGTCATACAATACAACACTGCGGTCAGCGTGGTACAATCCAGCACCACGGGAGTTGACAGCACACTATTAAGCATAAGAGCTGACATACTCAGCAACTCCAGCACTTATGCTAGCAATGCTGTCACTTATGAAAATAACAACTTTCCAGTCATAACAGATCAACCAACCCTGGACACTGTAACCAGTTTGTTTACGCTGGCCAAAAATTTACTTAATGCAGGCATAACATCTAGAATTACACCAACATTTGCTTTCCCAGGTGGGCTAGACGCAGGTATTCAAAGTGCGGCAACCCTGGTCAAGAACAACTTTGCTTTCTTGGTAGATGATGCATTGGGCTTGGTAAAATCTTCATACCTTAGCACTTTTAACACCATTACTGATACTGTGGAATATCGTAGACAGTTGCAATATGTTTTAGAAGGCATTTTGTATGACACAGTGTACGGAGGCGGCAACGCCAATGTTGGTTCAGTCACAGCAGCCAATAATCTTTTGCCCAAAACCAATGCGGCTACCAATGCCGCTGTGACACGTATGCGAAACAATGTGGCGCTGATCATATTAAATTCACCCATATCGCCCACATATCTTGCACAAATCAGCAGTGCCAATGTTCAGTATACCAATGGCGGTTTGACCAACGGAACAAATGGTGCCAACAGACTTGACACTGCTTTTGGTTTGATTACAGGCATACTTGGGGGAGGAACTGCTCCCAACATTGTTTACCCAACATTGACCACTTACAGTGCCACACTTCAGGCCGCAAGAACTGCTATTGCCCCCAATGAGATCACAATATCAAACGGCACACTTGTGTATCTTGATACCAAATACAAAGGTGGATTCAGTTACAACCAAGCCACATGCTTGCGTGATACAGGATTAATCATTGAGGCCATGGCCATTGACCTTATTGTTGGCGGCACATATCAAAGTATCAATGCAGGTAAAAGCTATTATCGAAGCGCCAGTGCATTGTTGGCCATTGGACAACAGTATGTGCAAACCAGAGACGCTTTGGTATATGCCAAGAGCTTGGGTATTCAATGTTTAAATCAAACACAAAACACAAGATACCAGCAAAGTTACCAACAGTACTTTAACGCAGGTTATACCGCTGCCGCACAAGCCATTACAGACTTCAGCACCAATATGGACACTCTGATCAGTATCATTGATAATGGTATTGGATCTGCTCCTACTCCAAGCTACGGTTCTGGTATATGGAGTATCTATTTCAACAATGGCGGCTTGACCAGTGTGGATCAAGGCAAGACCGGACAAAATCATATCATACCTGCCAAAGCGGTGGTAGGCGCTAACTCGGCAGCATCTGGTTTGATAGTGAGCTATACACCTAGTGCTGTGTCTGGACAGGATCTTATTCAACTAAGACTCACTCAACCCAAACTGTTCACTAGCGGAGAGCAGTTGGACTTTGGTGAAACTGTTAACCAACTCAACATCACGATCTTTGTGGAAAGCGGAATTTACCTTGAAGATTATCCCATACGCTTGCCAGCCAACACCAGCATCAAGGGAGATGAATTCCGTAGAACCATTATACGTCCAAAGGATCAAGAAAGTCAAAGTCCTTGGAGAAAGATTTTCTTCTATAGAGATGCTGTGATTGATGCCAATCAAATTGGCTTCTTAGATACCACATATGATTTTGCGGCCAACAGTCCTTTCACAAGTACCACAGCCAGCGTGAGCGGATACACTGGAGCAATACAAATTACATTGCCAAGTGCTGTGTACATTCAAAGCAGTTACATTGGCAAAATTATAACCGCAGGGGATGGCACTAACGGCAGTGCAGTTATAACCAGTGTGGCCAACAACGTGGCCAACTGTACGGTTATCAATCCTTTTGTTACTATAGGCACATTTGCCAGCGGCACATGGCACATGTATGGTACTATTAACTATGGCCGTCACTACTTGACTAATCCCCTGGACGTGACCAGTCCGGCCAAGAACAACAAACTTATGGATGCGTTCCTATGTAATGATCAGGTTCGTATCAGTAACATGACCTTCCAGGGCCATGGCGGCTTTGCTATGGTACTTGATCCAGCAGGACAAATCAAGACCAAATCACCATATGGACAGGTGGCATCAAGTTTTTCAAGATCTATCAATGCCAAAACATTTGCGGGTGGACAACTAGTTGACGGATTTACCGGCAGATTACGAGGCACCATTACCAGCATATCTTATGGTGCAATAACTGGTTTTAATACCAGTACCACTGTGAGTGCCAGTTACTTTAGGCAAGGTAGTAGCTATACTCCAACATCAGGCAGTGCAACTTATACCAACGTGGCCTTGACAGGAGGCACTGGCAGTGGAGCCACTGCTACTGTTACAGTGACCAACGGCAAAGTGGTAAACGTCAATGTGATTATTACTGGTACTGGATCAGGGTACACTGTGGGCGACGTTATCAGTTGCTCCAGTGCCAGCATAGGCGGTACAGGCACAGGTTTCAGCATACCAGTGTCCACTACAAGTGGCAATGGTTTGTATGTTACCGTGCAAGGCACAACCAGTGCAACTGGCACATATGTGAGTGGTGGCACCAGCACTACCATAGTGGTCAACAATGTTGTGGGCACGATTACAAACGGAATGGTAGTAAACAGTTTGGGTTCATTCACATCGGGACAAACAGTTACAGCAGTCAGCACCTCTGATAGTATCAGCTACACCGTCACAGTAAGCGGTGGGGCAAGTGCAACTCCATCAGGCACTATTGTGTTTGGCTTATCAAGTGGTCTGGATATAAGAGCTCCTCAGCCACCGTGCGCCTATTACGTGCAGGGCAATAGATATCAAGTGAATGATATCTTGAGTTTCAATGCCACTACTGCCAGTGTGGTGTTGGTGTTAGACACTAACACGCCATACAATGCCAAGGCCAATTACACCAATAGTTTACTCACACGCGATCTTGGTTTGAATATTGATGCTGTGTTATATGACATGGCCCTAGGCAGTAACTATCAAACAGTGAAAAACGGGTTGGCATATTTGAGATTGGATTCATATGCGTTCAAGACCAGTCAATTCAACACTGCCATAGCCAGTGTAAACTACGCCAGTACCTTGGTACAAGCCTTGACCAATGTGGCGGGCACACC